AGACCTTTAATGTGTATTATGGCTTCGTTGTATGTTCCCGACGGTAAATGGTCAAAGTACCCTACGCCGTTATTATTTGCAAGCAACTGAGATGCTGATGGCGTTGACACTGATAACACACTTAAATAATTGGTGTTCGATATTATCGGACTTGTTGGAGTTGTATTATCTACATTAATCCAATCACCACCTTGCACACTTGCAACTTTAGAATTAATTGAATTAAGTAAATTGGTTAATGTAGCGTTATTCACGTACACCCAAGCCACGCCGTTATAATTATAGAAACCGTCTGATTTATAATTAATTAACCAAACACCTTGACTAGCCTTTGCGTAGGCAAATGAATTTAATTCAGTACCTGCATTCGCTACTATATCCGTGTAATTCGCAAACTCTCCTTTGAAGTAGAATGAGTCAATCGAAGGGCTGTAAGATCCTAGATGTCGTACTTTTGCCATTAATTAGACGCTGTGAACGTGTATTTAATTGATCCTGTAGTACCGCTTCCGTTTTGTTGTATCATAATTTGACGAAAAACAAACTGTCTTCCATTGCCGTCTATTTTATCGGAAAATGGCACATTTGTACTTTCAATATTTAATTCCGCCCAACCTGAACTATCTGAATTGCGGACTAGCACTGTGTATGTTGGCGTACCGTTAACGTTTGTCGCCTCTGTTTCGATGGACCAATTCCAGCCGTAACACATAGTGAAAGGAATAGATACACCTGTATAAGTAGCATCTAATGTTGTGATTTCAAATGTTCTAAAACCCATCGTAGTATAATTTAGCGACCCCTTTATATTCAGGATAAACAGTTAGGTTTTGGTTAATAAAATATTGTATTGCTTGGTAGGTTTCTATACTTGAATTATATATTGTAGTTAATTTATTCCAAGCAATTACAGGTGTTGATAAGTCGTTATTAGTCTTAACGGCTCCTGACATCGTGTTGCGATAGCTTTGCTCGTTAACATAATCGAAGTATGTAAACCCTAACAACATATCTTTAATGCCTTTGGAAAACAAATAATAACAAGGTATGTCTATTTGTTGTTCGTTAAATAAGTCTAAAAATCTTTGACTAACAGGTACCCCGTTTACTAGGTCAGCCTCAAAAAGAGATGCTAATTCATAACCTAAAAGTTTCTTTAAAATATTGTCCTGTGTCTGCTCTATAGCGTTTTCTAGTACACTTTCAGTATATTGGTTAATTGCCAAATTATACTTTCCTACAAAATCTTGAGTTGTTAGTATCATTTTTTAAAGAAAGGGGTGTTTTACCACCCCGTTTTTTTTATTTTACTTTTACTTTTGGTTTCTCTTCACCCCCACACCCTTCGCATGGCTTATCTTCAGGACAATCTGCACACCGTGCCACGCCTAGCATTTTGTAATGTTCTGCAATAAATACGTCGGTGTCAATTTCTTCCCCTACTTTGTAGGGGAAGAAATCTTTTTTAAACACAATCTTCTTTATACCTTAGTTATCGCGGTTAAAGCAAGATCAATATCTGAACACTTCATAAATGCGTTTTTCTCAATGTTTTTTACAACAAATTGAGAGCGCAAAATAGCGACTATAGTAGCAGTATCTGTCTCTATATTATCCCTGTTTTCTAGTGATGTACTTGTTCGAATAGCACCACTTTGGTAAATTGCGCCTTTTGTCGAGTCAAAAACATACATCGTATTGGGGGCCACTAAAGGATTAACGACAACTTTTAAACCTGCAATCATATCCGATTGACCAAAAACGAAAGTCGGAAACAAGTAATTATTATTAGCGTCTTTTGCATGAAGGTACTTAATTCGGTCGGTTTCATTCATAACCAAATAATCAGCTCTCCACGCTCTTTGTGCGCCAAATGTGTAGATTTGTGAAGCCATAACACCTGCTAAATCACCGATAGTGGGTGCTTTAATAGATGTAGCGAAATTAGCCAAAGGATTCGCTGCGACAAATTCAGAAGAAATTGCACTTAATGAATTATACTGATTCGCCCCACCAATACCCAAGAACATTTCCTCATCTTCTTTTAAGAATACAGATTCGTTTACCAATGAGTAAATTTCGCTTTCAACCCAAGCGTAATCCGACGTCGCATCTAAACAGATGTCGATCTTGTCAGTCACTTTCGCGATTTGCTCAGTTCTTGTTATCCAAGTTAAGTTTGATAATGAAGTTGACGGCGCGCATTGAACGACTACCTTAGCATCCCTTGTAACTACATTTTCTTCGCGGTACTTTAGATACTCGGTATTCATTGGTTTTGACCTGAACACAGATCGCATGAATGGCGCACGCACAGGTTTTTTTGTCGTTCCGTTGTCAATCCATTGTGCATAATCTGTTCGTGTTCCAATATTGCCAGGAACGACAGTTGCTTTTAAAGTCAGCTCCCCAAGTTTCTCTTTTGTTTTCATCGAGTCAATAACTTTCTCAGAAAACGCCTTAACTTCAGTAGCTAAAGGCATATCCTTTGTAGTTATATCATTTGCATTTTCTTTTAACGAATCAATTTCTTTTGACTTTTCAATCAATTCTAATTTTAACGCGTCAAGTGCTCCGCTTTGCTTTGTTATCAACTCTTTGATTTCGCTATCTTTTGCAAAACCTTTTGTTTCAATTTCTTGCGAAACTTTATCTTGGATTTGTTTCACTAATAATTCAGCTTCCATTCTTATATTAATTTAGTTTTGTTTACTAGTTCTGAAATTTGTTTGAATACAGATGTTGATTTTTCTTGTTCGTTTTTGTCCTTTAACGCGATTTCAAGCATTTCGATTTTATCTTGAAGTTCTTTGATTTTCAAATCAAAATCGCTAACGGCTTTTACTGATATTGTTTGGGCGTGCTCATTTGCCCCCCAATGCGTTAAACTCGACACCTCCCACAATTCCGACTTTGTTATAACATTCTGACCTTGTTCGTTTTTGTGAGATTTCTTTGTGATCGTACCCGTTGAATGTTCGGTTATGATACCCTCCTGATATTTTAGGTAAGCGTCCTCCCCGTCCCGTGCTTTCGAAATCGTTGACACGATAAACAATCCCTCATTTGTGTTATCTATCTCCTTGACCTTACCAATAGCAATGTTTTTATTGTGGTTCAAAAAGTGTTTTAACCGATTTACATTTATGTCTGAAAAAGCCTCTTTGACTACAATGTCGTTATGAGCGTCTACAACGTCGTATTTTGACGCGAGAAACTTTACTGTTCTAGTTTTTTCATCAAAATCTTTTAACTCGAAAGAATGCGACTTGTACTCGATTACCATATTTGCAACTATTTACGCAAATATAATTATTTTTGAAAAAAACAATAGAAATCTTATGTAATATGATTGATATAAAAAGTTTTATCAGTAAAATGTTTGGAAATAGACATGATCATTCATTCTTTTTCGAACCAAAAATGACAAAAATCGAAAAAGAGGAATGGACTGTTAATGTCTGCGCGCCTTACGAGATCTACAACACATCGCCACAAATAAAGCTAGTTGCGGACAAAAAGGCTTCGATGTTTTCAAACGGTTGGCTTAAATTAAAAGATTTGGATGGTAACGAAATTACAACTAATTCGGAGTTCAACGCTTTGGTAACATCTCCGAACGTGCTTCAATCTATTAACGAATTGTTCTTTATGTACTCGCTTCAAAAATCTATTTTTGGAAACGTTTTCTTTTACGCCCCGAAATCGAGTGCACTTCAAACGCTACCCAATTCTTTGATTCTGTTAGACCCTGCTAGTGTTAAGGTTCTGAAAACTGGAAAGCTTCTTAAGCAAATAAAATTTGACGATGTCGTTTCGGGCTACACCTACACAGAAGGTAATTCAGAAGTTCCGATTAAAACGAAAGATATGCTTTGGGTGCGTAATCCTGATATTTCCAATATGTTAACGGGCGTGTCTATGCTTACTTCACTTAAATACCCGATTTCAAATTCTATTCTGGCTTATAAATACTTAAATTCTATTTCAAATAAGCAGGGTGCTTTAGGCTTTATTACATCGTTGATAAAAGACCAGTTGGGAGTACAGCCTTTAACCCCCGATGAAAAAGATGTGGTTGAAAAAGCTTTTACGGATGCGTACGGAATAGAGGATCACCAGAAGAAAATTAAAATATCTGAAGTACCTGTTCAGTGGACACCAATGGCATTTCCCACAGGTCAGCTATTGCTACAGGAACAGATTGACGCTAATTTTTTAACAATTACTGATACATTCGGAATAAATGCGAATTGCTTTTCTTTAAAAAATCCAACTTATGAAAATGTCAAGAATGCAATAAGATTAACTTATCAGGATACAATTATACCTGAAGCCGACTTGTTAGCGCAAAAACTGACCTCTTTTTTTGGGTTAAAGGATTCTAAAATAGAAATTGATTACGCTCACATTCCTTTTTTGCAAGATGACGAAAATAAGAAAGGAACTTCTTTGGCTGTTAAGTTAGCGAATATTGAAAAGGCTTTGGCGTTGGGTCTTTTGGATAATTCTACCAAGAAAAAAGTAGTTGATTCTTTGCTTTCAGATTTGATGGAATAAAAAACAGGTGTAGGAATACCCTACACCTGAAAAACAAACAAAGATTACCATTTCCAACATCACAAAGTTACTCTTTTATTCGAATATTTCATCATTTTATTTTTTATAATGTTACTCTATTCTTCCATAAGCCTCTAAATGTTCTTTGCAAATGAAATGCTAAACCTGCGGTAGCATCTGGAGCGTCGTCGTTCTTATTTTTACCTTCTTTGTTGAATGAGAAAAGAGACTTCATATATAGCTTGTATTCTTCTCTTCTTTCGTCTTCTTTCAAAAAGTAGAATTGAGATTTGATAAAATCGGATTGTGCTAAAATTCTAGTCATCTTGTTTGTTGTGTTTGAAAACCCTTTTCCACGCCCACAAAGGTGTTTGAGTAACCTTGTAAACACCGCCCCCATTGAATTAGATTCGACCCACACATTTGTAATTTTATTATCATTTATCTTATGAGCAACGTATTTAACATTAGCGTCCATGTTTTCCTTGTTGTAAACCACATCAAAAATGTACACCTTTTCGCCAATCAACTTACATAATACAGCACACAAGAAGTCCCCACCTTCGTCGGCAACGTCGACATATACACACCCCGCATCTTCATTTGGTAATTGGTCTGTTTTAGAAAAAAGTTTTAATTCCTTTTCTGGAAATAACAACCCTTCGAGTGGCATAGGATTCTGCATGTATTGCGTTTCGAACACATAAGGGTTAATTTTCCTTAATTTTTCTAAAAATTCTAAGTTGTGTTTTCCATCCCAAATTGGCTCTCCATTATCTATAACAGGAATAGACAACACTTCCCACTCACCAGGTTCTACCCCCACCAAGTAACCACTCAAATCGTTTTCATGCAGTCGTTGCATAATAATAATAATAGGGGTTTCAATAGAGTTGATACGGCTTCGGATAGTAGTCTCAAACTTGTTATTTATTTTATCCCTTAGCGTTTCAGATATAGCGTCATCTGGTTTAATCGGGTCATCAATAATTATCGCCCCGCTAAACTCTTTGTGTTCAACTGCTCCCGCACCAAAACCTGTTACTTGTCCTGCACTTGATCGAGCCAACACCCCACCGCCTTCAGTTGTATACCACTTATCTTTGGCCTTACTATCACTTTTTACCTTTACATACGGAAACAAGTCTTTGTAGACCTCACTATTAACATAGTCTTTCGCTTCTTCAGAGTTGTCCAAGGCTAACGTGTCAGAATAAGACAAATGGATAAATTTTGATGCGGGATTTAAAGCAAGTCCATAAGCGATAAACTTTTTTACGCAAATTTCAGTCTTACCATATCGCGGCGCTATGTTAATGATTAGCCGTGTCGTTTTACCATCCACAACCCTTTTTAAAGCCTCAAAAATCTTTATATGATGCTTCCCTATTTGATAACTTTGATTCGTCTTCTTTTTGTGAAAGAAACGGCAAAAAAAAGAGTAATTTTTTAACAGGGCTACTCTTAAAACGTCTTTATATTCATTACTATAACTCATCTTCCATATCCTGCATCAACTTCTTAACTGATTCGGCTGTTACTGGTGTACTTAATTTCTCACCTTTACTTGTTATATCTGCATGAGTGTAATTAACAGACAAGCGTTTCAACTCGTCTTCATTTGCGATTAACTTCATTAATGCCATCTGTAAAGCTGGTGCATTAGATTTATACCACTTTGAACGCATTGAAACTTTTAATTCTGTGCGGTTTGTTTCTAGTAACTCTTTTAGTTCGTTGTATTCGTTGCTTTCGACTTCAAAAAAACGATAAAATGTAGTTTTATCACAAGGCAAAAAAGCAACAATATCCTCAATAAAGAATAGTTTATGTTTAACAATAACTTCTTTTGCTTGTTCAAATATTTTTTTCTTATCGTAAGCCATTATTCAAAGTCTTTTTTACAATCAATACCATTACGTTTAACTGATAAAGTAGGTTCTAACTTAATCATTCTTTTTACTATTACATCGCAGTATTTTGGGTCTAGTTCCATTAAAAAAGATTTTATTTTCTTTTGATGTGCAGTTACCATTGTAACACCACTACCTCCAAAAAAATCTGCAATAGTATTTATATCTTGTTTTGTTTTTTCAATACACCAATTAACTAAAGAAACTGGCTTCTGTGTTGGGTGTACTCTATTTGTTTTTTCACTCGCTTGTGTAAACTGTCTTACAACGGAGCGAATATTACTCCAAGCTAACTCGCAATCAGTTTGGTCCGGACCTCCGTTATTTTTATCCCAAACTAACCAACACTCGCTATCAGGTAAAGTATTAGAGTAATAATTTGCACCCCACCAAATATGAATTGATTTGTTAAATAAAGAATAAATTAAATTAAAACTATCTTTTGCAACATCTGTATTATCATCGCCTAAAATATCTGTATCGTAATTTTTACTTAATACACCACTTTTACTGACAGCATTCATTCCATAAGGAGGATCAGTATGTATTAAATCAATATTGTTTTTTCGTATTAATTTATCAATGTCATTTGAATCAGTAGCACTTCCACACAACAACCTATGCTCCCCAATCTCATAAAGGTCTCCTAAAACAGTAATAGGAATAGTCGGAGGTGTTGCATCAAAGTCGTCTTCCTCGGCTTCTAAAACTTCTGTGTCCTCAAACGCTGGCACATCCAACCCCCACGTTTCAAGCTCCTCACTATCCCATTCGTTCGCAAGTATATCCCAGTCCCATTCGCCACCGCTTACGTTATCTTTAATCAAAAATTCACGCTGTTGCTCTTCTGTTAGGTTATCGGCAATGATTATTGGCACTTCCTTTATTCCAGCTTCTTTGCAAGCTTTTAATCGCATATTACCGCCTAATACTACCATGTCAGAATTGACTACAATAGGTCGTATTTCCAACATCTCAGGAAAATTCTTAACTGATTCAACTAACTTTTTGAATTTATCGTCTTTACAAATTCTAGGGTTATTTGGGTTAATCTTTAATTCAGAAATTTTTGTTTTTTTGATTTTCATACATACGCGTAAGATGTAAAAATATTAAAAATAAATCAAATTCTTACGTAATATATTACACTTATATTTTCGGGCTTTTTACTAGGTCGGCCTCTTTGTTCACTTTTTTTTGCTGTTCACTTTTCTTGAACTTTTCCTGTGCATTTTAACACCATTTAGCGTTGAGTGTTGACCTTGATTTGCGAACTTTACACCTCTTGGTTTTATTTATTTGTTAGGCATAATGTTATTTAAACGCCTTATACATTTTTGCAGTTAATTCTCTTGATCTTTTTAAGGTAATGAAGTCTAATGAATAGCCGTGTGCATCTGATAAAAGGTCGTGTAATGCTTCAATTGTTGCAATATCACTATCCACTATATCAACAGAAACACTACGCCTAACATCGGCTATAAAATCATTGCCGTTTTGTTGCTCATCCGAAGTGTTGTTCTTTTTACTCATCTCTTTAATAATTTGAAAGTTAGGGCGTTTTAATCGGCAACGCTTCAGCCGTATTCCGTTA